AATTGCAGGGTATCAATACGAGAAGTGACAGTGAAAGTGCCGTTGAATACAACAGGGTTTGCACCATAAATCGTCACCTGATCTGATACTAAGAGACCATGTGGATTAGTACAAACAACAGTAGCAGTCTGGTTATTAACACCACCAGGAGTAACAGTATCAACTTGAATAAGTTTCTTAACGTTATACAACCAAGAGGATAGTCTCTCATCTTCAGAAGAAGATCCGAGCTTAGCAACCTTAAGTTTGTCACCTTGTAGATAGTAAGATCCAGTATCATCTAGGATCGTTGTACCTGCTTCTGCAATACCAAGCACTCTGAGTTTACACTCAGTATCGGTATCCTTGTTGACATACACAAAGATATCAGAGTGGACAATAGTACCAGGATCCCAATCTTCTACAACACCATTCTGAGATCTGGTGCATTCGATAAACTGGTTAAGTGATTTCTCTTTATACTGTGCAATCTCTTGATCGTTGATACGAATGGTGCCGTTTCTTTCTGGCCATCCAATCGTGGAGTCAACGGTAATAATCTGACCGTCAGTAGCCAGGGGCTCAACTAGAGTAGTCTTATAAGGGATAATGAAACTACCACTTAGAGTCTCTTCGGAAATTGCTAATTCATAGATGGTGTCCTTACCTTCGATGATGGTAATGACGTTTTCAATCAGAGCATTTGCTGCCTTAACACTAAGATCGACAGGATCAGTATACTGAATAAGTTGAGAGTCGATGAGATTAGCAGGATTACCTGAAATCAATTCAGCACGCAACACTGTGTCAACAACCCATGTTGCAGCAGATGGAGCGATGATCTCATCTCTAGGATAGTAGATCTCCACCTGCTCGCCAAACATGATCTTAAACAGATACTGTGTGGAAAGCTCAGTACCTTTACTGATGTAAAAATCAGTGATGCTTTTAATAACTTGGACTGGATTAATTGAAGAATAATCAATCTCAATAGTAGGAAGATACTGTCTTCTAAACTTATCAAAGACCTCTCTAATAAACAGAGAGTCTAGGTTAATAACCGTAGATGATCCAGGGTGAGTAGACTGACGCAGTGCTGCCTCACCAGCATAGATCTCATTATGGAGGTTGTCATATCCAATAGCACCAGATACACCACGACTACACTCAAGGAATGCAGAGGGAGAATAACCAGCACCTCTTTCAATAATTTCATAACCAGTCAGTTCGTTGAAACCAACAGCAACAGATGCTCTTGCAGATTTAGGCTCAGCAATGTAAATCTTAGGAGGCTCTGCTTCAGAATATCCAGTACCGAAGTTGGTAATGTTGATATCAGTGATCTGTCCATTAAAGATGGTTGCTGCAGCAGTTGCTCCTGTGCCACCAATAGGATCGCCATAAGGATCCTTTCTATCGTCAACAATATACACAGAAGGGGCATCGGTATAACCGTTGCCACCTGTTAGCATTTCGATGTTGGTGACGTTACCAGATGCAACAGTAACATCGAGAACCTGAGCACCAATAGGTTGAATAATCCTTGCTCTAGGTGGGGTTACATACCCTCTACCTCTATTTGTAATTACGATCTCGTAAACTTGACCGTCTTGATTGATTCTGGAAATTGCCTGAGCATTAATACCGCCTGCAGGTGCAGGATCCAGATAAACAATAGGAGGATTGCTGTAGTTAAGACCAAAATCTTCGACAACAATACTATTAATGTTTACACGACCTTCACTATCAATCGTTGGTTGACCGATTTTACAACCACCAGGATTGACGAAAGAAATAGCAGGGATAAAGTCATATCCACTACCAGAATTCATAATAGTCAGACTATCAACCTGACCAGTTTCATCATTTACGGTTAGGGCAACCTTTGCCAGTGTACCACCTGTAGGAGCGCCTACAAGAGCAAGAGGAGGGTTGTATGACGTGTAACCTTGTCCACCATCAATTAGGTTGATATTCTTGATACCACTAACCAAAGTTTTGGCAGTTGCACCTACACCTTCACTGTGCTGGATTGAAACTTTAGGTTCAAAGTCCAGTCTATAACCACTACCACCAGTTTTAGGAATCAGACGGTCAACTTGACCAACTGCATCAACGGAGACAATTGCAGATGCTCCAGATCCAAAACTAGGGGCATTATACTCAACAGAGCGAATATGGATATCATCAGCGCCACCCAGTGGGAATCTAAAGACAATTTCACTTCCAAATACAGTATAATCAGTGTATACTTCAAGTTGGCGATTATTCTTCTTAACAATCAGACCAATTGCTGAAGTTGGCGTATATGGTTGAGTATTTACTCTGAGGGGATATTCTTTCTTACCTTGATATTCTCCAAAGGGTATTGCATCAGTTGTGACGATCGTTTGATCGGCATACCCAACCAAATATACAATTTCAGTGAATGCAGAGTCGTCAGCACCAGATCTTTCGCGGGGAGCAACAGCAAAGCGAATTTCATTGCCTTCAAGGAAATAGTCAGTGCCAGGAACCAATATTTCGTTGTACGTGACAACAATTAGGTGCTCTACCGAAGGAGGATTTACAGGAGTCCCTAAAAAGTTTAGGGGAAATTTATTTCTAGTCCCATCAAACAAAGTGAAGGGATTTTCTAGTTGTTGTTTCTTTTTGTCAAATTGACTAGGAGAAACACCTGGAGTAATAATCGCATCAGGTCCACGAGTAACATTCTCGTAATAAATGACCTCATTATCGATCATGATCGATCCATCGGTTTCTTTGAAACCGTCAATCGATTCAATTTGGATAGTTGTATCGTTCAGACCGATATCACTCAATAAGAGTGTATCGCTTGATAATTCATCTGACGTATAAGCATCCAGGTCCAGATAACCCAGAAGATTATTCAGGATATCGTAAGGACGACCTGTTTTTTCTTGAGACTTGTAATATTGGAAGAGAAAGTCAACAAATTGTCGATCTTCCTCCCTAATAAATTCTGGGAGTTGGTTTTCAACTCTATCCGAAATGTTGATATTTTTGGTAGGCATCTATCTCAGAAACAGGAGGTATCTACTGGATATGTAAAACTATCCGTGGGATAATCAATGATATTTATCCCATTGGGATCACCGAAGTTATAACCACTAAAGTTGTTAGGATCGAAGTTGGGGATTGATATGTCATTAGTCTTCCAATCGATTGGGAAGACGTTGACATCGAATAATGTAGGATCAACGCCAGGTGGAATGAGGATAGATCCACCGTAAGGCAATACTTGAATAGGAAGACGAGTTGAATCGTCAGGTGTGCCTTGGATTGCAATGGGACCAACGCAAACTTGTCCTTTACTGTAATCAACAGTCCCAACAGCATTATTTAACACAACTTCAACCTCATCTCTTTTAGTGATAAGGAGAAGATTGCCTTTTCCATCATCTCTGATGTTAACTGGCACCAATACTTCATTTTCTCCAGTAATTGAGTTGGAAGATACAACAGCACTGGTGGAATTAGTACCAGCACCTTGCATTGTCAAATTAACGAGATCTTCAGAGTAACCTGTTGCGTAGAATGTGCCCGATTTGACTACAGAGAAGGAAGGAGCACAAGTTCCTTTATCTCCACCATCATCCTCACATCTACCGTTAATACAGACTTGACCCTCTGGACAATCTGCATCAGTAGAGCAAGAAGTGCCATCTCCACCTTCAGGACTTCCTGAATAATCGCCAGGATTATAAAGTGGGTTGCCAAAGTCAAGACACTGAGTAAAGACACTACCAAACTCAAATTGGTCAAGATTCTGACCAACGGTCACCTGAGTAACACTACCAGAGATTGCAGGGTCGCTATTATCGACCATTGCGTTATATTTGGAAGTATCGATGCGACCACCGAAACGATTGGTTTGACCATTCTTGTTAAACTGGTCAACATTACGCAAAACATCACTTCCGAGTTGAGCACCACTCTTATTAGTGTTGTTTCCGTCGTAATAAACGTAAGATTTAGGAATAACGTAGAAAATAGTAGGATCAATGATCACAGGATCGATTGATGCAACTGTATAACGCTTCAGATCGTTTTTGATCTTTGCTTTTGTCGTTTCATTCAGTTTATTGCCAGTTTTGGGGCGAATAGCAACATAAACTTTACCGTAAATGGGTGGAGTGAGTTTCTCACCACCATATGCGGTTACAGACGCTGCTTGAGGATAGATCTCTGAGACAATATGCTCATAATCAGTTTCAGTCACTGCTCGGTTTTGAGTAGCGAAGGCTCTAGGTGCCCTAAACTTAATAGATAGCGCACTTTCGCGTGCTTCACCGTCTGCTGCAGACTCTCTAGTGATAACTGCAATGTTTGCAGGTGCAATTGCGCGTTGATCACTGTCTCTAATGGTGCCAATGAATGCAAAGTCCTTACAACCGTTTGCCTCTTCACCAAAAGTTGTGACATATGACAGTCTGATGAATTCACCATCAATCAACCTACGTCCAAGGACACCATCACCGAAAACTAGGCGGTATCTAAGGTCATCTGACTCCTCAAGGTAGTAAACACGAGAAGTACTGTTGAGTGTAGTTACGTTTGCAGCAAGGTTATATGTGTCAATCTCTTGCGACTGTGCGTTAGGCGAAATATCAACATAAACCAAGGCTGTGTCTACGTCTTCGGTAGGGATAAGATAGTCCTGCCTCTTCGTATAATCAACTGTGTAGTTAAACTTGAGCAAATTGCCCTGATAAACAAGCACAGGGTCAAATATTGCGATACCAGTTGCGGGATCTACCGTAGTTTGCAACTCTCTAGTCACACAGAAGGTGTAAGTATCATTAAAGTTACGGGCAACAAACACATCTCCTGCAGACAGTGTGCAGAATTCTGGAAATGTAGTGCCATTTAGCGAAACTTGTGTCTGCACACGGATAGTCACACACGCTCTAGGTGCTTTAATTGACCTAGGAGTGTAATTTAACTGCTTTGCGATGCGGATAACGTTGTCTCTGACCGTAGCAGTCTCAAGAAATGCTTCATTCAGCGCCATGTTAGCGTTGAATGCCGTATAATATGTGTTATAAGCGAGGGTATCGATAAGATACGACGCAGCACTACCTTCAAAATCGTAATCGGTAAACTCGTTACGCGTTCTGAGGTAGGATTTGATAGACTCTTTAATCTCAAAGAAGTCTAACGATGTTAGTTGTGATGGGATAGCAGACATTTCAGGTCTTCTCTAAGAGGAATGTTACTTCTTGGGTTAAGTTTTCTCCAGTAATCAAATATTCAAGCTCAACTTGAATTTCATTTAGATCACTGTTATCTTCGACACGCACATCCTCAACAGTAATCCGTGGTTCAAGACGTTGGAGACAATCACGAATTTCAGTCTCGATCGCATCTTTAGAGAATGGATCCCATGGCTCAAAAAGAAGACCTTTCACCCGACTTCCAATGTTCGGTTGAAAAGGTCTTTCACCTAATATAGTCAATAATAAATTTCTTACAGATTGATTGATTGCTCTCTCATTCTTGACAGCACCAAAATCGTCAGTAGAAGGATTTGAATTAAAGGAAATTGCTAAGTCCTTAAACCCTCTACTGACGTACTGGTCTGATCTAAATCTGTAAGCAGGCATTTAACCCTCTTTTTTCTTTGGTCTCTCAGGTGGTTGGATGTTACGACTCACCTTATGAAGATATTTATCACTTCGTGGGTCGGTTATTAGGCGCATACCCGATTTGATAAAATCTTCACTCTGATCAGGTACTGGACTGTTAGCCACGATGATTCCTCCACATGGTAATTTTATTTATGGTCATTGAGAAGATTCCTCCTCAGGTGTTTTCCAATGGTAATCATTGGTGTCTCCTAACCTACCCCATTTGATACCATTTTCAACTTGATAGTATTTGGTTGATACTTTGAAGTCTGGTGTCTTAGGTTCGTTAGGTGTGATCGACAGATCAAAAATTCTGATCCTATTGTTTGGATACAAAGCAAACTGACCATTCTCTAGGAGAATGCAGTTATGTGATTTGTGCTCCTCTGGGGTCTCACTGACATTAGTGTCAATCATGTCAACATCAGCGTGGAAGTTGTCCAGTGTAAACAGATACTGACCAGCAACATTTCCATGATCACGGGTGCGGCACTCAAAATCCATAGTGCCAATAAATTGCTTCTGTATGCAACGCACTC